TTTGCAAGAACATCGTGGACGTCCGGGGCTCGGACATGGTGCGCGAGTGGTATGACTTCAGCTGGGACGGCAAGGACGACGACCACGATCGTCAGCAACAGCTCGACGATGCCATGGAGGAATTCGATATCCTGGCCAAGTTTCTCGACGGTACTATTTGGGCTCGACTCTTCGGCGGGGCTGCGCTCGTCTTCGGCATTAAGGGCCAAGACCCGACAGAGCCGCTCGACATCAACACCCTCGGCGAGGGGTGCCTAGAATACATCCACGTCTTCGACCGTTGGCGCTTGTCAGCAGTCGAGCTGATGGACAAGGGCGAAGACCTAGGCAGTCCGAATTTCCTCAAGCCCCGGTACTTCCAGCTCGGCGGCAGTGAGGCCGAGGCCGGCGTGCGCGTGCACTGGTCGCGCGTCCTCACGTTCGAGGGTCGGCATCTTCCCTACCGCCCATACTTGCAAAACTCGATGTGGGGGGATTCAGAACTCCAGCACGTGATCGAAGACGTGAAGGACTATTCGTCAGTCATGGCACTTCTCGCGACGATGTTCTTCGAAGCGAACGTCGACGTGATGGGGATCGCGAACCTGGCCCAAACACTTTCGCTGCCGAACGGCGAGAAGAAGATCAACGATCGCTTCAACCTTGCGGCCATGCAGAAGAGTGCGAACCGCATGCTGATGCTCGACGCGAACGACAAATACGAGAAGAAGGGGAACAACTTCACAGGACTCGGGCTCATCGTCGAAGACTTCCGCGCGAACGTGTGCGCCGCTGCCGCCACGCCGGAAACTAAGCTCTTCGGCAAGGCGCCCACGGGGCTGAACAGCGGAGTCAATGCCGGCGACGACCAGAACTATCGCAGCTCTGTCTCGCTGTCCCAGAAGCTCCTACTCACCCCACAGGCCAAGAAGGGTATGAAGATCCTCTGCCTTCACCGCTTCGGTGTCATCCCTCCGAATTTCAACATGACGCCCAAGCCGATCTTCACAGAGACGGCTGCCGAAAAGGCGGCCCGGCAGCTTATAGATGCTCAGCGTGACGCTCTCTACGTAGAGCAGATTCAGGCCGTTGGGGCGCACACAATCGCCAAAGAGCTGAAGGAAAAGAAGGTCTACAACACCCTGGAGACTGCCGAGGTCGCCATGGTGAAAGACCTCGACGAAGCTGCGACAGAGCAGCAGATGCAAGAAGCTAAAAAGCAGGCGTTTTTGCTCAAAAGCAAGGCGCCTCAGCTCGCCGCAAAACCGCCTGTAGCGTAGCTCGCGCGCCGGGGAAAATTTTACCTTTTCTGCGCCTTGCGTATTCTGGACGCCAAGGCACTGATGTTGCACGTACACGTCGCACAGCTCGTCGCCCCTGGCGCTCAACTGCCAGGGCATCGCAGCGAGCGCTTCCGTAAGCGGCTTCGTCGGCTTCGCCCCGTGCGGCCTTCGCACAAGTGTGAGATGGCGTATCTCGCCGATCTGCGCGTCCTGGTTGGCGCGTACAAGCGGATCACCGTCGAGCACATTCTACCTGCGCTTCGTCGGGAGTTCCCTGGCATGCTGGCTACCGACGCCGCTGTACCGCCACGGATTCAGCAGATCGTAGGCGACGTTGCGAAGCGCTTCGGCGGCATAGACAAGCAAGCCCACAAGCTCGCGACGCTCGCAGCTCAGCGGAGCCTGAACGCTAGCGATGAGCGTCTCGCGCGCTCGCTGCGAGACTCGATGGGGGTGAACATCGAGCCCTACCTCACCACGCAAGGCCGCCTAGGCAAGATGCTCGGCGAAAAGGTGATGGCTAACGTTCAGCTCATCAAGACCATTCCTGAGCAGTATTTCTTCGGCGAGTTCGACGGTGAAGGCAAGCTCTTAACGCGGGGAATTTCGGAAGCGGTAACGGAGAACTGGCGCAGCGGCGGGCGCTGGGAATCGTTGGTCGAGGACGTGCAAGAAATCGGCGATATCACCGACACGCGCGCCGAGGTTATCGCCCGCGACCAGACCGCCAAGCTAAATTCCGCGTTCAACCAGATTCGCCAAGAGGACGTGGGGATCGAGGAGTACGACTGGCTCGCGACGAGCGACGAGCGTACGCGTCCGGACCACTGGGCGCTGAACAACACCACCCACCGTTGGGACGAACCCGGTCCGCTCGAAGGCACGATCGACGGCGAGCCCTGCCACCCCGGCGAGGACATCGAGTGCCGGTGCGACGCTGCGCCGGTCGTAGATCTTGACGGCCTCGAAAAGATGCTCGGGCTCGGCCCGATGCAAGAGGAGGATGCCGCGTGACTTCTTTCGTCCCCATGGCGTACGACCTGATGCCTACGACTCAGTCGCAGCGGGTAATCACTATAGACAAGTACCTCGACGCTCCGGCGAAGCTCTCGCGCGTGGGTATACAGCGCTACCGCGTGCGTGAGCTGCGCGGCGCCGATGGGCTGCCCATCTTCCCGGACAAGCAGCCCGACGACATCGTCACGCTTTACCGCCCCGAAGAGGAAGTTTCGGATCCTGAATCGATCGCCTCGTTCGAGGATATGCCGATCACAGACCGGCATCCTGACCCGACGGCTTATCCCGACGGTGTGACGGCTGACTGCTGGAAGGCTCTTGCCATCGGCCACGTGCGGGACTGCAAGTGGCTTGCGAAAGATAATCACGTCGGCGGCCGTGTTCGAATCAGCGACATAAAGGGTGTGTCCGGCGTCTTCTCGGGGCGCTCGCAACTTTCTGTAGGCTACGGGTTTCAATGCGAGAAGAAAGCCGGCGTCGCGCCCGACGGGCAAGCGTACGACGGCATCATGCGGAAGATTCGCGGCAACCATCTCGCGATTGTGGATGCTGCCCGAGGTGGCCCCGGCTGCCGTATCGAAGACCATCAACCAAACGGAGAACACATGGATACTGTCGTTATCACAGTCGACGGGGTCGACTACCTTGTGCCTAAGGGCACCGCTGCTACGCTCATCGCCAAGCTGCACGACGAGCGCAACGCCGCTCGCGCAGACCTGATCGCGAAGACCACCGCTCACGGGGCGGCCGTCTCGAAGCTCGCGGCAGACCACGCCGAAGAGCTGGGCAAGCTCAAGACCACCACGATCCTCCTCACTGCCGTTGACGGCCTCGTGCGCGAGCGCGTGGGCCTGATCGGTGACTGCACGGTGCTCTGTGCAGACATCAAGGCTGAGACGCTCGACACTCCGGCGCTTCGTCGCGCGATGGTCGAAGACCTGTGCAAGAAAAATCCATCGGTCAAGACCGTGGCCGATGCCGTGCTGGCAGGGGTCGCCCTCGACAAGGCGACCGACGAGCAAGTGACAGTCGTCTGCAACGCCGCCGTCGCGTCGGTGAAGACGCAGACCACGGACAGTGTCGCACGTCGCGACCAGATCGCGCGCGCGTTCGCCCACACCGGGGACGAGGGCAAGGGCAAGACCAAGAACCCGGATGTCCAGGCGACGGACGACATCCCGGACATGTCCGACGAGACGTACAAGCGAAATCATTTCTCGGGACAGAAGCCTGCCGGCAAATAGCCAAAGGCCGAAACTCTCAACCTCAGCAAAAGGAACATCATGAGTGTGGATCTTGGAAGCGTCGGCGGCTTAGAATTCGATCGCGGCTATGCCGGCCAGGTAATTGATGGCGCTCTTGCCATCCGTCGTTCGCGTGTGGTCGAGGCCGTCGCTGGTCTCGCGTGGGGGGCTCCGGCCGCGCAGGGTGCTTCAGACGGCTGTGTGCCGTTCGACGGTACCCATACGCAATTCGTCGGCATCGCCGAGAAGAATCCCATGCACCCGATCCTCGATGGCGTCACTGCGTACGCGCAGTATGACTCTGCCGCGATCGTGGAAGAGGGGCCGATGCTCATTCTCGCGGCCGAGAACGCGCGCGACGGCGACGAGCTTCTCATCCTTGTGGATGGCGGCACCGGCGCTGTCACGTGGGGCGCTTCGCAAGGTGGTGCCGCCAACGGCACGACCCGCGTTGCTACTCCCGGCAACTGCACCTACGAAGGGGCGGCCACGGCCGGCTCATTGGCAAAGGTCGTGCTTCGCGCGGCCAGCACCGCGAAGACCAACACCTAGTCATCGGACCAGGCAAAACCTCCGAAACTTCCACCAAAGAAAGACAGGAAAAG